CTGGATGAGTACAACCAGTACCGCCAGTCCGGCGAAGTTCCCGCCCGCTTCAAAACCGCCGAAACCGCAGCCCCGGCACCTGCTGAATCATCCGAGGGCGAGAAGCCCGAAAGTGCAGCCGAATCGGAAGCGGCGAACCAAACGCAGGAGAAATCGCAGCAGCAGCCTAAAAAGCTGAGTGCCGAGGAGCGGATCGCCCAACTGAGGGCGACCATTGAAAAGCTGTGGGAGCAGGATGAGCCGGACACCGTCCGAATCGCCCAGCTTGAGACCACAGTAGACAAGATCGAGCAGCGTTCTGGAGCAAAGCGTAAGACGGCCTCCGCACCCGTCGCCCAGACCGAGCCCCTCGCTCCGCAGCCGCCGCAGTACACTCGCCCGAAGCCCACAGCCGAAGACAAGGGGCCAGACGGAAACGCCAAGTATGCCACATACGAGGATTTCGTTGAGGACCTTGCCGACTGGAAAGCCGAACAGCGAATTGTGCAGCAGCAGCGCGCGCAAGCCGCCCAGCAACAGGAACGGGAACTTCAGGCAAAGCTCGAAGAAGCCCGCAGCCGCTACGACAATTTTGATGAGGTGATGCAGCCAGCCTTGGCGACCATTGTGGAGGACCAGAAGGTCTCGCCCACGGTGAAAGCCATGCTGAACGATTCGGATGTGCTGCCGGACCTGCTTTTCACGATTGGGAGCGATGCCAAAGCACTGGCGACGTTTCTCCAGACGGCGAAAACCGATCCAGGGAAAGCCATCCGCTATATCGCGCTGACCGAAAACCTCATCCGCGAAGAACTCGAATCAGGCTCCAAGCCGAATGCCGAGAAAACGCCTCCTGCTAAGCCGCAAACCAGTGCCCCGAAGCCGCCTTCTCCTGTTGGCGGCAGCAGTTCGCGGGCCTTCGACGTGAGCGACGAGAGCCTTTCTCCGGAAGAATGGATGCGCAAACGCAATGCGCAACTCGAATCGAGGAGAAAAGCCTAGCCGCCGCAAGGAGCCGGCATGGCTAACACCCTTCTTTCCCCTACCATCATCACGCGGGAAGCATTACGCATCCTGCACGCGAATCTGAATTTCATCTCCAACATCAACAAGCAGTACGACAACCAGTTTGCCAATTCGGGCGCTTCGCCTTCGGGTAAAATCGGCCCCTCGCTGACCATCCGCATGCCGAACCAGTTCTCGGTTCGCAGCGGCTCGGCGCTGAACATTCAGGACATCACCGAAACCAGCCAGGTCCTCACCGTCTCGACGCAGAAAGGCGTGGACTTCACCTTCCCGTCCGATGCGCTGACTCTGACCGTGGACGACTTCAGCAAGCGCTACCTCGCGCCTGCCATGTCGGTTTTGGCGACGACCATCGAAGCAGACGCCCTGAGCATGGTCAAGGACGTTTACAATGCTGTCGATGACAACGCGAATGAACTGAGCTACAAGGACATCGCGAATGGTCGCAAGCTGCTCAACCTGTACCTTGCGCCGCCCACCGAACGCGCCGGTATCCTCACCCCGGGCCATGTGGTCTCGTTCCTCGACGCGATCAAGGGCTTCTTCAACCCGCAGGAATCGGTTGCAAAACCGTACCTCACCGGCAAGATCGGCAAGGTCAACGGCATCGATACCTACGAAAATACGGTGCTCGGGCCTTTCCAATCCGGCACTGCGGCGGCTGTCACCGGATATCTCGTCAACGGCGCGAACCAGACCGGTTCGAATATCGCCGTGGACACCGGAACAACCACATTCAAGCAGGGCGACATCATCACCTTCGCTGGCGTGAATGCGGTTGACCCGGAAACCAAGGCGGATCGTGGATTCGTGCAGCAGTTCGTCCTGACTGCGGACGCGGGCCCGACGGCGCTCAGCCTGCCGATTTCCCCGGCCATCGTAACCACCGGCCCGGCGCAGAACGTGACCGCATCACCCGCGGACAATGCCCCCATCAGCAAGGATGGCGGCGGAGCCTCGGCGCTCTACTCGCAATCCGTGCTGTTCCACCCCGATGCGTTCACCTTCGTTACCGCCGACCTGGTCGATGTGTCCAAGTTCGGCGCGTGGGGCGCGCGTCAGGTCATGGATGGCATTTCCATGCGCATCGCCCGCCAGTACGACATTTCGAACGACACGGTTCCGTGCCGCATCGACGTGCTGTACGGCTACAAGACGCTGCGCCCGCAGTTGGCGTGCCGCGTCATCGCGCAGTAAACCCGATGGGGCCGGTTTTCGGATCGGCCCCTGTTTTGATTGAGAGGAAATCCCCATGAGCAGCTATCCGAAGTGGATTTTTCACCCAGAGCATCCGGCCAAGATCGTGCATAGTCCAGCGGAGCACGCCGAACACAGCGATTGGAAGGAAGCGCCGGTCGTAGCCGACAGCTCGGAGCCGGGAATCGATGCCTCCCCCGAAAAGCCGAGGCGCGGACGCAAGCCCAAGGCCATTTCCAGCGATTCTCCCGAAGTATCCGAGTGAAACCCGCGCCAAATCTCAAGGAGACGCGCTAAGTGCCGACCCCGCCGCCCCCATCGCCGAAAAACGCGGTCATCACGAACGCAAATGACCTAATCCGCAGCTCATTGCGGCTGATTGGGGCGATTGCGCCCGGAGAGCAGCCCGCGCCGGATGAGGCCGGAGACGGCCTGATCGTGTTCAACGAGATGGTGGACTCCTGGAATGCGGACCGGCTGGCGATTTTCACGACACGCATCGATGATTTCCCGCTGATTGCAGGAAAGCAATCCTACACGCTCGGCACCGGTGGCGATTTCGACATGACGCGGCCTCCGCAGATCGACAGTATGAGCGTGATCCTGCTGAATAATCCAAACAATCCCGTCGAAATTCCACTCGCCATGTATACGGTGGACGACTGGCAGAACGATATTCCGGTAAAGAACGTCGATTCCACTTTCCCGCTGGGCTGCTATGACGACGGCGGTTTCCCGCTGCGTACATTGAACTTTTGGCCCATTCCCCAGCAGGTCAACAACGCCCGAATTTATAGTTGGCAGCCATTGCAGTTGGCTACGTCGCTTCAGGCACAGGTTATGCTCCCGCCGGGCTACGCCGAAGCGTTTCGCTATAACCTCGCAATTCGGCTCGCGCCTGAATATGCGGTTGCCGTGCCCGCATCGGTTGCGACGATTGCTGTCGAATCGCTGGCGCGCGTGAAAACAATGAACGCGCCTGAATTGACGCTGCGCTCCGATTTGCTCGCATCGCCCAGCGGCTATAACTATAAGGCTGATTTGTTCGGGATTGGGTGGTAAATGAGGATCGGCTTCGTCGGCGGTTCCTATACTGCCCAGTCCAATGCGGTAGCGGATGAGGAGTGCATCAACTTCTTCGCCGAGTCGGTGGAGTCGCAGGGTGCGATGGTGCGTGGGCAAGCCTACGGCGGCATGACCGCAAGCGGCCTGAAATGCCTTTACGGAACGCCGGGAACGAAAATCTTTGCAGCTCTCCCGGAGAGCCCCACACGGGGCGGCAAGGAAATCAATGGCCGAGCGTTTGAAGTTGCAGGAAGCAAGTTTTACGAGATATTCGAGGATGGGACGTTCACCGAGCGAGCAACAGTCGCAAACGATGGCCGCCGCGCTTCGATAGCGGCCAGCAATATCCAACTGCTGATTGTTTCGGGCGGGAAAGCCTACTGCTATACGCTGGCGGACAACTCGATTGTCGAGGTCACAAGCCAACTCGCCGCGGTTCCGGTCAAGGCAGATTACTCCGACGGATATTTCGTCGTCAATTTCAAGAACAGCAACAAGTTCCAGATGTCGGCCATTCTGGACGGCACCACATGGCCGGGTATTCAGGTCAACGCGGTTTCCGTCTTTCCGGAGAACGTCAATTCCGTGCTGGTGAACCACCGTGAACTGTGGGTTTTCGGCGAGCGTCACATTCAGCCTTATCAGGATACGGGCAGCACGGAGATTTTTGACGTAATCCCTGGCGCCTTGATCGAGCAGGGCAATCTTTCGACCTTTGGGCCATGCCGCGTGGACAATTCCGTTTTCTGGGTCGGGCAGGATGAGCGCGGGGCGTTGAGTGCATGGCGGGCTCAGGGTTACAGCCCGCAGCGCATTTCGACTTATGCCGTCGAAGTCGCTCTCCGCTCCTATCCGAATGTCGCTGATCTGGTTTCCTACGCCTATCAGGATGGCGGGCACACCTTTTGGGTACTGTACATCCCCGGCGCGCCGTGTTCATGGGTCTACGACGTGGCCGAAAACCTGTGGCACAAGCGGGCCTTCTGGACCGGCAACGGCTACGAGGCGCACCACAGTTGGAACCACATCTACGCCTTCGGCAAGCATCTGGTGGGCGACTGGAAGTCCGGCAACCTCTATGAACTAAGCATGAACTACGTGGACGATGCGGGATCAAACACGCGCAGACTGAGAGATTCCCCGACGGTCTCCGATGAGATGAAGTGGATTTATCACTCGGAGTTGACTATCGACTTCGCGACCGGGCTGGGGCCGCAACCTCCGTTCATGACCGGCGACAACATCCCGCGCCCC